ATTCCAGTTGCTCTTTCTAAATTCATTTTTTTATCCTCATCTAAATTCTCCTCATATTTTAATCGGTCATTTTTATCTAAGAATAAATAAGCCCCCGGTGTAGACGGAGAAGATACAAGGTCAAAACAAATTAATTCAAAGTCATCTTGTACTTCATTTTGGTCCCCCACTTTTTTAAGTGATCCTACCCCACGAGAAGAAATACCTAAAGTAACTCCTTGACGTAAATAGTTTGCTGCTAAATCCCCCTTTGTGGAAACGATACCTCTTTCATGGAAACCAGGACTTGTAAGTAATTTTATTTTACCTAACAATACATTACCATCCCACCATACTTCTGTGATAATGTGAGAAACACGATCCAAATCAATCAATGATGATTCAGGGTGATTTAATTCAGAGAGAGCGGTTCCCTTTTCAATCATCTTTTTGTAGTTTTCCGACTCTCTCTTTAATATTTTCTCAGGATAAACTCTACCATTTCTATTAGGGGTATTGTACTTCTGTAATACCGCATAAAATTCAAATGGTTTAGAGTGGTCAAGCATATTTCTTGACTCTTTTAATATATCTAAATTACGACCCTCGTTAGGATTAATATATCCTGCATCATATTCAATAAGGATACCTTTACCCGAATCTTGGGGTCCCAAAATTTTATAACCGCTCATAGTATTTTTTATTATAAATACTAAACTTTTTCGGTTTTTACTTTAATTGGTTTAACATTCCCATTTTTTGTTAAGTAAAATTTAAAATTATCGTTCTTATGTAATACGTCATTATATAATCCCTTAACAATTTCCTTTAATTTACGTTTGAGTTTTAAATCTTTGAAATCCACCTCATCAATAAGATAGAGATTAATTTCTAAATTCATAAATGATTTCTTTTTTAGTGATAATCCACTTGTTCTTAGATCCATGTCCACAATAAACTTATCGTCAAACATTTGTTTATCTATGTGGTTGAATACTGAGTGTTTAATTGATCGGTTCATATTTAATACAAGCCTTGTCCAATTCTCTACTTCTATTTTTGGTTCCACCCATGTTTGGAGGTTCAAGTATAACGACTTGAAATTTTTTGAATCTACTGTCCCGTAGGTAATTTTGGAGTTTCTAAACCCGCTCAGTTTTGAGGTTTTCCCTTTTTTCATTTGATATTTTCATAATACAATGTTTATTTTATGAAAAAATAGTTAATTTTGTGATATATATCAAATATAAAATAAAATCTTAAAATATATTATGCTAATAGTACACGTAACCAAAAATGGGGGGATTGAAAGAGCCCTTAAAGAGCTGAAAAGTAAGGTGATTAAAACAAGACAAAACTCTCACCTAAATGATAGGAAAGAGTTTACTAAAAGGTCTGTTAAAAATAGAGAAATCCTTAATAAGGCTATTTATCGTCAAAAAATTAAAAGTAACGATTAAAGATTATTATTTAATTCTTGTAGTTTTAAATAAGTCAACTTATCAAATGATTCAGAACTAACTTTTTCAATTGTTTCATTGATTGCATTTCCTACTTCTTTATCTTGCTCACTCTCTTGGATTTTCTCTAACTTGGAGATTACACTCTCTTTTAAAGAGTTATATTTTTCTTTTAATTCATCTTCATTAGAAGACAAAATAGTTTTTAATTTTTTCTGATCAGATTCACTTAGATTACTTACGTAATTACTAATAGTTTTGTTTGCTATTCCCACCATAGTTTTTAAAGGTACATTAATAACTTCTTTATTCTCTTTCGGGGATTTTGTAATTGTTTCCAAAATTGTTTTTTTACTTGTAATTTTTTCTTCTAACTTTGTAATACCCGTTGAGAATAAATTATCAACGACATCATATTCATTACCATATTCTGATCCCTCAACCCAATCATTTAAAGGTTTTAAATCTTTTGGTGAAATTTTGTTTATTGAATTTTCGTAAGCGGTAATACTTTGATTAATATATTCGTTTGCAATGGATTCATTTAGACCTTTATTCGTTGTTAATTCATCATATAGATAAAAAAGTTTAGAAACATTTTTATTCTTTAACACCAAAGAGTTAAATTTAGACATATCAGTTTTAATTGTATCATTTTTGTATGATTCAACTAATTTGTTTTCTATTTTTGATTTTAATTTACCGAATTTCATAATCTTTTTTATTATAAATATCAATCTCTTAATAATTTGCTCAGTTCATTTTCAATTGAACCTAAAGAATTTCTACCTTTAGATAAATCAATGTACTTATCACCATAAATATCATCACTTTCTAGTAAGATATTTAAGTTATCATTTTTCTTTCCTTCAGGTAAAGTTTCTTCTTCAGGTGGAGCCCCTGGTGCCGCTGGAGCTTCAGGTGCCCCACCAACTTCTTCACCCCCTAATGGTGGTAATGGAGGTTCAGGTGAAGTTTCTCCCCCACCTCCGAAGTCAGGTAATGATCCTCCACCTCCGAATGATCCTCCACCACCACCTGATGGAGGTGCTCCTCCTGCTGGTGGATTTTCTGTCGAACCTGATTTAGATTTATATAATCTATCCACAACATCAAACATACCTGTATGTGTAATAACAGTTGCGGTATTTGCTAATTCAGCGGCAACCGCTCTTTCTAATCTTTGTTGTTGTGTGTCTAATTTAATATCCTCATCTGAGAAACCAAAAATATGTTTCTTAGCCCAAGTTGCCGAAGTTGGGGCCAAACTATTAGGTATTTCTGACACTAAATCTTTATATAATAATACTTTTTCTTTCCAAACATCAATCATTAATAAATCAGCTTGTTTCGAAGGATTGGTTAACCCTAATGTAAAGTTTTGTAGATCATCCTCAAAACCTAAAATAAATAAGTGAATGATTGCAATTTTATTCATTTCTGCAATCATTGCTTTTTGTATTTTATTAATAGTTCTTGCAAAACGAATATCTTGTAATGATAAGTTCTTACCATCACCAACCACTTCCTCAAACCCTAAGTATGCTTTTGGTACACGTAATGCGGTCACTAATTTCTTTTGGATGTATTCAATATCCGCTATTTCAGATAAGTTCTGAGCTCCTGGTAATGTCTCAATCGGCATTGTTTGTGTAACATCACGTACAGGAACAAAATAATCCTGATCCACAGCCATTTGGTTAAATCTCATATCCACGTTTCCTGTTTTATTATCAACGATTTGATCACGCTTAAATTTGTTTGCAACACGTTGTACGTAAGGTTCAACATCTTTATCATCCATATTACCAACAAACACTTTAAACACTCTTCTTTCAGGTGCTCTTGATGTCCTATAGATTAACATCGCATCTTCCGATAATAATAATTGTTTCCAAATTCTTCTTGCTTTCTCCAACATGGAAGTTCCGTAAGGTAGTTTTCTATCATCACCAAGTAATCTAAAGTGAGCAACCTCCCAACTATTAAATTCCATGTCTTTTACTTTCCATTTGAATCTTAACCCTTTTTCTTTTGGGTCAACTTCGGCATTTACTGATTTTGCTGCCATTCCTCTTTCTAATCGTTCAATCTCAATGTTTGGTAATTGCATACAACCAACAATACCCTTTTCGGGGTCTAATTTTAGATACACAAAATTGTCACCATATTTACAGGTATTTCTTGTCCACATCTGTAAATTGGTATTAACATCCAATACATTATTAAATAAATCAGTTAAAATACCTTTTACCCTTTTTGATTCGGAATATATTTGTAAGATAAAACCATCTTGATTTGGAGTTGTTGATTCTTCAGCATATATATCTAACGCGGTTGAGATCTCAGGAGTAAATTCCATTGATTCATAATCATAAAACGCCGCCAATCGTGTTGGTTCATAGTAAATTGCTTGAGTATAAAGATTGTTTTCAATTTTGGCCCATTGTCCCGACAAATACATGGATTGTTGAGCCTGTAATTTTTCCTTTTCATACTCTTGTTTATTTGTAGTTTTAAGTAACTCTTTCTTATCTAATGAGTATGTGGGTAAATCTTGACCCAATAAGGAGTTCGGTCCAAATGTTTTGGATAACCTTTGCCAAATTGTTAGATTTTGATTATTATTTTCCATATTACAATTTTAAGTATAACAATAAATATCTAAATAGTTCTATTTAGTATTCGTAGGGGTTACAGTTGGAGTAGGAGTTATTGTTGATGTGTTAGTATTAGTAGGGGTTACAGTTGGTGTAGGTGTGTTAGATGGGTCCGGTTCTCTAGATATTGTTGGGGTTGGGGTTAATGTTTTAGTTGGTGTAATAGTATTAGTTGGAGTTATTGTAGGTGTTATCGTTGGTGTAATACTAGGAGTTGGAGTGTTAGTTGGTGTTGGTGGTATTGTTGTTGTGGTTGTTGTAGTTGGGGATTCTCTATGCTCGTTAGGTAAAGAACCTATTTTTCCATCAAAATTTGGATCAAATACTTTTGCAGTTAGAATTTGCTGACCCTCAACAATCAATCTTGATCCCGCAAATATTTTCCCCGACCTTTTTCTTAAACTTAATCCCATTTTATTTTAATAATAAATATTATCTTCCCCCAAATAACCATCCGTATTTTTCATAATCACCTCTACTTGGACCACTACTATCTCTTCTTGAGTCATAACCAATATTTGGCATTGTAGGATTAAAACTAATAATATCTTTTACCGATTCATTGCTAGTGACAGTCCACGATTCAATCATAGATTTTGTATGTTCCGTAACTTTCTCTAAACTTGAGAACGAAGATTCTCCCACGTATAAAGCCATTGCTATTGACATGATTAAATCATCGTGATGTCCTTTTTGATGGTCAGGTCTACCGTTAATATAAACGAACGTATTCATTTCGTTATACAATCTAGAACTATACATTCTAAATCCGTGTCTCAGGCCTTCTTCAAATGCCGCAATGATCTGAACACGTTTGGCATTAAAGTTAATACCCGGTATTTTGTCTACCGTTCTTGATGCGGATCTCCAAATGTTATTTTGATCTACGCCATCAATATATAAATTCTTATAATCAAATTCTTGTAGTTTACGAACTGTGGTAATACCCATACCACCGGTAATATCCACAACAACAAATGCCGAATACATATTTGCCCATTTAAAGGCAACCTCAGCCAATGTATCGGGTGGAATTTTACCAATATATTCTAATACCTGTTCTCTCGTGTCAAAATCAATAATTTGAATAGTACTAAAGTCCTCACTATCCCCACGAGAAACGTCAATACCCATAATGTATTTGTGACCCACTTCAGGTTCTTTCCAAATCCATAATGAATTACCCATCATTTTATTTTGAGGGTCCTTCAACATATTCTCACGAATTTTTTGTAACAGATTAGAATCAAAGACATTATCCCCCGATCCTAAGAAGTTACATTCCAACTCTTGTGATACTTTTCTCTTATCGTATTTAAGTTTTTTTACCATTCCCTCAAACCAAATAGAACAAGCCTTATAACCTGTATCCATAATTGCTTTAAGGTCATCATAATTTCTTTCGGCGAATGGAATACCTTCCCAACTTAATATATCATCATCGGTATATTCCTCTTTATTTAACAAATAATGAATAATATCCTGTGTTTTAACTAAATATAAATCTTTGGTATATCTTGGGTCTCTAAACCAATACATTTCAGAAATTTTGAAGTCATTCATATTTCTTAAAGCTTGATCATATATCTCATAATAAATTGGATCATAACCATTTGGTGTTGAAACCACAATTACCTTACCCCCTGTGGATAAGGATGCCATACAAGCCGCCCAGAAATCACTGTCGGCTTCAATAAACGCCGCCTCATCAAATACTAATATTGTAGGGGTAAATCCACGTAAGGCATCTTTTGATGTTGCTACCGCTTTAACCTCAGATCCGTTATTTAATTTGTAATGTTTTTGTGAGTTCTTTTCTGGTGAAAAATCTACACCAACCCATTTAGGCCATTGACCGATAAATGCTCTTACCTTATTTGCCATCTCTAATGACGTATCAAGTTTGTTGGCAATAATAAGGATTTTTTCAGGTTTGTTTTTCTTAGCAAATGCTAATCGTTTTGATGCCCAAGCCGCTGTAACCGTAGATACACCCGCCTGACGATATTTTAAGGCAATATTCTCATTAAAATTTTCGTAATCTTGTAATAAAGTAAATAAGTTTTTAATGCGTAAGTTGTGTCCTTCATACACTTCACATACTCAAGCATTACTTGTTCTTTAGATAAACCCATAAAAGTATTTATCTATAAATATCAAAACCCCCGATTTTATAGTCGAGGGTTTATAATAATATATAATGATTAATTAAATTCCTAATGATTTTAGAAAATCATCTTCTTCACCATAATCATCATCATCGTCATCATCAGTGTTTTCTTTGTATTTTTTGTATTCAGCCTTTGCCTTTTCATATAATTCTTGGAATTTTTTTCTGGCCTTTTCCTTATCTTTTGGATTTGTTGACACCACATTTGCAATTATATCTTTTAGAAATTCTTTTGCTGGTACCGAGTAAAGTGCTTGTTGGAAAAAAGGTTTAATGACTCTCATTTTTGGGTTTGTAATTAATTCGTCTGGTAATACATTACGAACATCATTAAGAAGTGGAGTTCCGACTCTAAAATTCATGGGTTCGTTTGACATCGTATCAGTTTGACTAATAACTTGACTTGCCATTTCAGGGTCCATACCTTTCCACTGACTTCTTGCCGGGATCATATCAAATACTTTTGTCAACTCATGTACTAAAATTGGAAATATAAGACCGTTTGCATACCATAAATCTTTTTCGTCACCACCATCGTCATCGTCGTCATCGTCGTCAGGATCCCCACCCTTACCGGCTTCACCAGCCGCGTTTCCACCTAAAGCTTCAATTAAATCTTCATCGGTAAAGTACATCAAGTCATTTGCACTCATAATTTTATTATAAAGAGGGTATAAACTTGGGTCTATTTGATCCAGTTGTCTTTTATAATCTTCAATTTGATATGCGAATTGACCTTTTTTTGCGTTACCTTGAATAAGCGCGTTTATAACGTTTCTTTTTTCTATTTCTAATTGTCTTTCTTCTTCAGGAGTTAAATCATCAACATCAAATGAAAAATTTGGAGGTATTGGTAATTTTTCCAGTTTCGCAGGTTTCATTTGAAATGCATTTGGGTTAATTGGTTTTTCTCCTAAATAAGTTTGAATTTCTACGTAATCAAATTCATAAATAACTCCTCCCTTATCTGAATTTCTTTTTACCACAAGACCACTTTTGATTGCGTCTTTCATGGTAAGTGGTTCATCATCTTCCACTGAATAAGGCATCCATCCTTCTTCTTTAGATGCGATTTCCATTGCAAGATCACGAAGAGCTTCTCTATGTTGTGGCTCTATACTCATAACTTGTCTAACGGCCATCATTTGTTCCATTTGGATTGATCTTTTTACTGATGGATCAGTAATGTTTTCATCGGTACCATAATATCCTTTTACGTAATCAACAATTTCTTTAAACCTTGTTGCTGCAACTCTTTCCACATCGGACACACCACCAGGAAACGCTTTGTTTTTTGCGTAAATCCCTTCTGGATCCTCAATTCTTTCTTTTGTTCTTGGGTGCATTCTTTCTTCATAATCCTGAAGATAATCATCCACAGGTGCTTCTTTAATAACCCTTTTAATCAATCTTTTTAATAGTTCTTCACTCATATTTTTTTAGTTTAAAGCCATTGTTATAACTCGCATAAAATCACTTTTTAGCT